GTTGGCATTCCCAGAGGTTCCGTCGCGTACGCCTTGAAGAAATTTAGACCATGAACCAGCCCATCCGTACCCGATTGGCAAAGTGGATCCGCGGCGACCGCGAGCGCGTGTCCGGTTGCTGGACGTGTCACGCCACGGCCACCAACGTCGAGGCGGTTGCCGTGCGGTCGGAATTATACCGACAGAAGTTTCCCGACGAGCCGCCGATGCGCCTGGAGTTTGAGGCCAAGCTCGATGTGCTGGCCCTGCAGTTTGGGAAGAAGTCAGACAACATGCTGGGTTGGCTGGCGGATTTTGATGCGGCCGCGAGCGAGGTGGTGGCGACTTGGCCCAAAGGGGGGAAGGTGTGAACACAGCGCCCCTCCAGGCTCCTGATGCAGACGGAATCATATCCGCCGGCGGACTCCGCTGGAGGTCGTGGCCCACCCACGCGGTTCCCACCAACGAGGAGTGCGTCCAGATCCTCTCGCGGTTCGGGCCGGACAAGTTGATGGAGGCCCACTCCAAGCGTGAGCTGGCCATCCAACGAGAGGAGCACGATCCACTGAACCATGGGTGGGAATCTCCGTGCACGCAGACGCTGCGGGATCTGCTGGCGGGCACGTATGTGCCGGGGAAAATTGGGACAGCGTTGGTCCCTGACTTCAAGATGGAGAAGTCGGCCAACGACGTGCTTGAGCTGGGGGGTAATGGATCTGGGAAAACCCGATCTGCGGCGCGGCTGGCGATGGAAACACTGGGGGCGCGGGCAAAGCGGGAGGTTCGGTGCTACAGCCAGAACGAACTGACGAGCATCCGGTATCAGCAAACCGCCTTGTACGCCCATCTGCCGCCGGAGTTGCGGAAAGTGAAGCGCCAGGGGCAGGTCACCAAAATTTCCTACAGCGAGGCCACAGGGTTCTCGGACGCGATCTTCATCCTCCCCAATCATTCGGTCTGCCTGCTGCTGACCTACAAGGGTTGGATGCAGGACAAGACATCGGCCGAGGGTGGCGAGGCAGACTTGGTGTGGTGCGACGAAGAAGTCCCGTCGGATCTCGCGGACACGCTGCGGTTCCGCGTTCACAAGAAACCGGGGGGTGTGTTCCTCGCGACGTTCACCCCGATCAGCGGATACACCGCCGCCGCGGCGCAGTACGTCGAGGGCGCCGAGATCATCGAGACCATTCCCGCGCGGCGCGTCATTTGGGATTGGCGGACCAAGACCTTCAAGTGGGGTGAGTGGATTCTGCCCAAGGATCAGGTGTTGGTGCAGGGGTGCCCTCCGGGTCACGTGCCCTACGTGCTGAAGTGCGCGGTGGCGCGCCGGTATGTAGTGCTGTTCCCCACGGTGTTCAATCCGTACACCAACGTGGAGGGCATCATTGGGGGCGCGCTCGGCAAGACGGTCGAGTTCGTGCTGGAGCGCGTGTTTGGCTGGCCCACCAAGAGGGCCCAGAAGGCGTTTCCGCGTTTTGGACGCGAACACATTGTGGCGCGTGATCGCATTCCCAAGGAGGGCACCAACTACCTGTTCCTTGATCCTCACGGCCGCCGGAATTGGTTCATGGTCTGGCTCCGCGTGTGCGAGGACAATCGGATTTACGTGTACCGGGAATGGCCAAGCATGGACATCGGCGAGTGGTCCCTGCCCGGTGAGAGACCCGACGGGAAAGAAGGGCCCGCGCAGCGGTACAGTGCGGGCATGACTTTCAACGACTACAAGCGAGTGATCCTCAAGGCGGAGGGGTGGATCATCCACGAGGATGGTCGGGTGGAGAAACCGCCCGGGAAAGTGGAGGAGGTCTTCGAGCGGCGCATGGATCCTCGCCCAGCGGCCACCACCGTCGCCAGCGATGAACAGGCGCTGACGTACCTGGATTACATGATTCTGCCGAGCATTGATCCCAAGACGGGGCGGGAGTCCGTTCCGGGGTTGGCCTTCGAGGCGGCACCCGCGTGCGCAGTCGAGGAGGGCACGCAGCTGGTCAACGATTGGATCAGTGGCGGGTGGGATCCCAACCAGCCGTTGAATCCTCTCAACTGTCCCAACTTCTACGTCTCCGAAGACTGCCCGAATCTCATCTATTCCCTGCGCACTTGGACTGGGCTCGATGGCGATAAGGGGGCAAGCAAGGATCCTATCGACTGCCTCCGAGGAGCCGCCAAGCGTGGACTCGAATACTACGCCGATGGCTCGCTGGGAAGCCGTGGCGGCGGAAGCTACTAAACCACATGATCGACGAGAAAATGCAGGAACTGCCGGAGATGCTAACGCCGTCCGCAGCCATGGAGTTGCTGTCCTGTGGACGCAAGGCCCTGGTGAAGCTGCGACTCGCGCGGCCCGACATCGCCGTGAAGCTCCCGGGCTTCAAGCACTGGCGGTACATCAAATCCAAAATGCTCGACGCTGCCGGACTTCACCGCAAACCAAACCATTGACCCAAACGCCCGCCCCACCTACACAGCGAGGGGAATCGCTGCAGTGGCTGGAATCGCGGGCGTGATTGAAGATGCAAAATCACAAAGACCCGTTGGCCACCATGACGTCCCCGGACGTCAAGAAACTGATCGCTGCCCTGGACGACTGTATCCCGGGCGCGGAATGCGACCTTTCCTCGATTGACGATGTGAGATTCTGCCGGTGGCCGAATCAGCAGCGCGACGGAAAGAAGCGCAACGCCAAGGGCGTTCCAGCGTTCCCGTTTGACGGCGCATCGGACGGGCAACCGCTCCTGGCCGATGGCATTGTCAACGAGCGCGCATCGCTCCTAGTCACAGCGTTCTGGCGTTCTGCGGTAAAGGCCAAGTCGGCCGACAACGAGGAGGGGCAGTACGCCGTCAAGCTCGTCGACTACTACCTCAACCAGGCCATCTTCGGGCGGCTGTTTGGCGAGGTGGCTCTGTCGGCGAACCACCTGGAGCACTACGGCACCGTGGTGCTGCACCCCTGCTGGGAACGTGAGGTAGCGCTGCGACGAATGAAGGTGACCAGCCAGAAGCTGGATGAGCTGGCGCAGCGGATGCACGCCGAGCAACCCCAGTATCGGCTCAACGAGTTGATGACCTTCATCGCGGACCCGACCCAGGAGGACAACGCAGTCGCCGTGCTCTCGTTCATTTACGACAGCCTGGCCAAGCAGGCGGCCGGGACTGAAATGGAGATCACCGTGCCGGACATCGAGGAATCCACACTGCTTAAGGCGGTCCGCTCGTTGCGCAAGGACGGCGTCGCTCAAATTCCGGTGCCGTATGTCTCCCGCAATGAACCGGCAATCTATGCGCTGAAGGTTTGGGATGAGATCTGGGTGCCCAGCGGGACCACGGATCTGCGGGATGCTCGCTTTATCTGCCACCGCGAGTGGATGACCGAGGCGGAACTACGCTCCAAGCAGTCCGAGGGCTGGAACGAAGAATGGATTGAGGCCGCGGTGAAGACCAAAGGCCAATCCATGGTGACCACCGATATCGCCGTGGGTGGCGGTGGAAATCTGTCGAGCGCGATGAATGCGGCGGCGGGAATCAGCGATGTGAACAGCGACCTCATCGAGGTCCTCAATATCACGTACAAGGCCGTGGATGAAGACGGAGTGAAAGCGGTCTACACCACGACCCTTTCCAAGCACGTGGCCCAGCCCTCGGCTGATGGGCCCGGGCTCTATGCGGCGACCGAGCTGATCAGCTACGGCCATGGCGAGTACCCCTATGTAGGCGGCAAGGCAGAGCATTGGTGCCGTCGGTTCCTGTCCGCTCGTGGAGTTCCTGAAACAGTCCGCACTTGGCAGCAGCAAGTAAAGGCGCTCGATGATGCGATCATTGACTTCACCAGCATCGGGGTGATGCCACCGGTGAACATTCCCAAGAGCCCGCTGGGAACCAAGTACAAGTTCGGGCCCGCAGTGCAGAACGACGTGATGCCGGGCAAAGAGCCGTCCTTCATGCAGGTCCCCACCAGCGGCGTGCCCTACGCGCTCAACGCACGGACCGCCATTGAGGCGAGGGTGAACAATCACTTTGCGCTAATGTCGGCAGACGTGCCTCCGGCCCGCTGGCAGCAGAGCCAGGCGGTGAAGGCGACTTTCTTCCTCCTGATGTGGTCGGAGGCGCTGCAGCAGATGGTGGCTCTGGCGCAGCAGTACATGGCCGACGGAGAATTCTCGCGGATCACGGGTGCGCCGCTGGGCTGGTTGGAGGCGCGACGCGATCAGATCGGAATGATGGCGATCACGCTTTCCTTCGATGTGCGGGAACTGGATTCAGAACTCACATTGGAGCGCATCAAGGCCGTCAACCAGATGGTGCTGCCGGCGGACGTTACGGGCGTGATCAATCGGCCTCGGTGGGTGGAAATGATGCTGCGCATGGTGAACCCCGCCTGGGTCAGCGATCTCGTGATGCCGGCTGCCGCCGCCAGCGAGCAGATCTGGAAGCAGGTCCGGGACGACATCGCCCAGATGGCCCTAGGCAATGAGGCTCGGTACGTGGAGAACGACCCCACCGCACCGACCAAGTTGCAGTACGCGAACCAGATCGTGGCCGCGAACCCGGCCTACCAAGCGCAGCTGGCGCAACCGGGCCGCTTCCAGGAGCTCATGCAGAAGTACGCCGCCAACCTGCAGTTCAGTGCCCAGCAGCAGCAGAACAAGCAGATCGGCCGAATTGGCGTGCAACCGGAGGGGCAAGCGTGAGCGAACGATTTGACGCCCAGGCGAAGTCGCTCCTGCTGGAGCGACTGAAGGTCATCGAACCAACGGACCCGCTCTGGGTGGGTCTCCTGGCGCTGGTGGAGGCCAATGCCGACAACGATTCGGATTCGCTCTGTGCCCCGCGCATGGGCGATGAGGGTGCGCACTACGCCCGCGGGCGCCTCAGCGCATTGAAGGACCTCCGTCAACAACTCAAGGAAGTCATGGAAGAGGCGCATGCGCCTGGGTGAGCCGTGCAAAATTTGGTCCAAAGTGGTCCAAAGTGGTCCTAACTGAACACACGCCGTGGCCTTTGCCACGGCGTTACGCTTTCTGGGGGCTGCGCTTCGCGGTGCCAGCCTAAACACCGCAAAGATTCCCGCCCCGGTCGGCGTGTGCCGATCGGGGCACCCATCCTAGGCATCCGGCCGATGCGGCCGAGTCAAACCAGCATCAAATGCCAATCGACACTTCGGGCGTGACGCCTGACGCGGGCTCCTCAGCTACCACCGCGACACAGCCAGCTGGGAATCCGGAAGGCGGACGCCGACCGAGTACGCGGGAGGAGTTTCACGCGGCAACGCTCGCCAGCCTCAGAGGCGAAACGAGAGAGCCATTGAAGACGACTCCCTCCGAGCCGACAGGGGTCTCCTCAGAATCGTCAGATGCCCCTGAAGGAACGGAGACGCCAGACGTTCTTTCTCATGTTTCAGACGCAGCGGATCAGGGCGCGAACCCCGATGACGCCGAGGACTCCGATGAGGGGTCCGAAGCTGAGGCGGAAAGTGCAGAGCCGGAATCCGGTG